AATGGCAATAGGGGCTTATACTGTATTCGGTTTCGATGTCAGTCCGTCCAGACGAAATGGGAGCCTTGTTGCGGGGCAGTTGCTTCCAGATGGACGGATTGGCATCGGCATACTAGAGACTTACAGCTCTCAGGTTGCCATCGACGAATTAAAGATGGCTGCGTCTATTAAATCTTGGTGCGATCTCTATAAGCCACGATTGGTGACATTTGACAAGTACGCAACTCAAACGATTGCGGACAGACTCTCCAATTCTGGCGTGATCTGCGAAGATGTTTCAGGTCAGCAGTTCTATAAAGCCTGTGGAGATCTATTAGAAGGTTTAGTCAATGCTCGCGTTGTCCACAATGGGCAAGCAGAGTTGATCCAGCAGATGAATAACTGCGCAGCTAAGGTCAATGATTCTGCTTGGCGTATTATTAAGCGAAAGAGTGCTGGAGACATTTCAGCACCTATTGGCTTAGCAATGGTTGTGAGCAAGTTGATGATTCCTCAACCTAAGCCGCAGATTTATACTTAGACACGCCCTAGCACATTGTCTAATTGCTTGACAAATGCTACACTTTATGACTATGGGTCTATTTACGCGTAAAGAATCAAACACCTCTAAGAGTGATCTATTGGCGCAATACGCCCCTCAAGTTTTGACTAGTAACTACAGTTACATAATGTCACCAATGATTGACAGAGCAGCAGCTTTGGAGATCCCTTCAGTCGTTCGAGCTCGTAACCTAATCACTGCAACTATTGCTGCAATGCCTTTAGAGCTTTATCGCAAATCAACTGGAGAAGAATTAGGCAAGCCAGTCTGGATGGATCAGCCGGCATCTAATCAACCTCGCGCAGTTACCATCGCTTACACAGTTGATTCATTGCTATTTTATGGCTGGGCTCTCTGGAAGATTACATCACGCTATTCTGAAGATGGACGCCCTGCTTCTTTCGAGTGGATCCCAAACTCTAGAGTTACTCCGCAATACGAAGGCTTTAACAACTACTACATTGCTGGCTATGAAATTGACGGAGTATTCCATTCCAACGATGATGTCGTAACATTCCAGTCACTCAATGACGGCATCCTTACAACTGGAGCCCGCGTATTGCGTGGCGCACTTGACTTAGAGATCGCTTCTACTTTAGCTGCTGCAACTCCAATGCCTTCTGGATACATCAAAAACACAGGTGCAGATCTAGATCCTAAAGAAGTTCAAGGACTTCTAGCAGCTTGGAAGTCTGCTCGTCAGAATCGCTCAACTGCATACTTGACTTCTACTCTGGAATACTCTCCAACATCCTTTACACCTAAAGACATGATGTACAACGAGGCAAAGCAAGATTATGCGACACAGATTGCGCGTCTATGTAATGTCGATGCTTTTTATCTTTCAGCAGATGCTAACAACTCAATGACTTATAGCAACTTGCTTGATTCTCGTAAGCAGTTTGTTTCACTTACTTTGCAGCCTTTCATCACTGCTATTGAAGATCGTCTCTCAATGAACGATGTAACAGCCAATGGCAATGAAGTTCGCTTTGATCTAGATAAGTCATTCCTACGAGCAAATCCAATGGATGAACTTCTAGTGATTGAAAAAATGCTCTCACTTGGTCTCATCACTGTAGAACAAGCGATGCAAATGACAGATGTAACACCTAACGGAAGCAATGGTATGGCATGACAAATCAGATCCTTACCTTCTCAGCTGATCTAACAGCCAGCGTTGAAGATCGAACAATCTCAGGCAAGATCGTGCCTACAGGCACAGGCGAGATCGGTTCAACTTCAGCAGGACGCGTTGTGTTCGAGGCTAACTCGATCCAGTTGCCAGAAGATCCAAAGACAATCAAGTTACTCAACCAACATGACATGAAGCAGCCACTAGGCAAAGCATCATCTTTCACAATGGATGAGAATGGTATCTATGCTTCATTCAAGATTTCACGATCTAATCGTGGAACTGAAGCGTTGATCCTTGCTGAAGAAGGTCTGCAATCAGGTCTTTCAGTAGGCGTTGAAGTAATTAAAGCAAAGACAAAGGCTGGCGTGATGCATGTATCCGCAGCTCGTCTTTATGAAGTTTCATTGGTAACCGAGCCAGCCTTTAAGTCTGCTCAGGTTCTCGATGTTGCTGCTGAGGAAACTCCAGAAGCAGTAGAAGAAATCCAACAAACAGAAAGCGAGACAGTCTTGGACACAACTCCAGAGACAGTTGCAGCACCAGAAGTTGAAGCAGCGGCTGTTGAAGCTGCTCGCCCAACTGTTGCTGTTACTAACATCCGTCCTCGTCTAAAGCCACTTACTTCAGGTGAGTATCTAGAGGCGAGCATCAAGGCAGCAATGGGAGATGACGCAGCTCGTCAGCTCGTTCTTGCAACAGATGACACAACAACAAACACAGGTCTAACTCTTCCACAGCACATGAACGAGTTCGTCACAACATCTATTGACGGACGCCCAGCAGTGGATGCAATCTCAAAGGGTGTATTGCCAGCAGCAGGAATGTCTTTTACAATTCCTAAGCTATCAACAGCACCAACAATCGACTCAGATTCAACACAGGGCGAAGCTCTTGGTGGTACTGAGATGGCTTCAACATACATCACAGTAGATGTTAAGAAGGCAGCTGGTCTCCAGACAATTTCTTGGGAACTTCTAGATCGCTCATCACCTGCGTTCTACGATGAACTAATCAAGGAACTAAACTACGCTTACGCAAAGGCAACAGATAAGGCTGTAGTATCAGCGTTCATCGCTTCAGGTACACAGGCTTCAACACAGGCTGCAACAATCGCAGGTCTAAAGGCTTACATCTCAAAGGAAGTTCCAGCAGCTTACGCAGCAGCAGGAAAGTTCGCTCGTAACCTAGTTATCAACACTGCATGGTGGGAAACAATCATGGCAGCAGATGACACAACTAACCGCCCATTGTTCATGGCATCAAACCCACAGAACAACCCGGGCAACATCTCAGGTCAGTCAATCGTTGGCGATGTTCTTGGTCTCAACACTTTCGTTGATCCACACATGGCAATCACAACACTAATTGACGATTCAGCATTCATCGTTGCTCCAGAAGCCTTCACATTCTACGAGGCTCCAAAGACAACTCTAAATGTTCAGGCTCTAGCCAATGGTCAATTACAGGTAGCAGTTTATGGCTACTACGCAATCGCACCAAAGGTCGGCGGCGGAGTTCGCCGTTTCAACCTAACTTAATCAGTTAGAAACTAAGTCGCTCTGAGGGGTAGTAGCCCTCTACCCCTCAGAGTCTTTAGAAAGGAATCGCATGTCTCTTACAACAGTTGCAGAGCTTCGCTCAACACTTGGTGTTGGCACATTGTATTCAGACGCGACCCTTCAAGAAGTCTGCGATGCATCTGACGCAGTTTTATTGCCGATGCTCGCAAGTAAAGTTGCTTTTCCAATAGCACATTCTAAGACAACGACTTCTGCCACACTTTACTTTGACATGTTAAACGAATTTATTGTTGGAGACACAGTAGTTATTGCTAATTGTGGTTCCGCATGGAATGGCACAAAAACACTAACGGCAGTTTCTGAGTATTCAATTACTTATACAATTAGCGCGGCTAGTGCAACAGATAAAAACACACTTTATCCTTCTGGAACTGTAACTGGTGACACCACAACCGACTGGACAACAGATGCAGCAGTCCAAAATGCAGCTCTAATGATCGCTGTTGAGATCTGGCAAGCGCGTACTGCTACCCTTTCAGGCAGTAACCTAGTCGATTTCCAGCCCTCACCTTACCGAATGAGCGCACAGCTTCTCGCTAAGGTCAGAGGTTTAATCGCTCATGCACTAAGCCCTAACTCGATGGTTGGCTAATGACAGTTGCCATCACAACACTTCGCACCACTTTAGCAACCGCTCTGGTTGATAACTCTAAGTGGCAGACTTTTGCATTTCCACCTGCAACAGTTCTAGCGAACTCTGTGATCGTGTCTCCAGATGATCCGTATCTGACACCCAATAACAATCAGCACATTTCTATTTCACCAACTGCTAACTTCAAGATCGTTATGACAGTGCCTTTATTTGACAATGAAGGAAACCTAAACGGCATTGAAGAGACAGTCGTTGGAGTGTTCAACAAGCTCTATAACAGTGGCTTGACCTATAATGTAAGCGCAATCAGCGCACCTAGCGTTCTCAATGCTGCTTCGGGAGACCTTCTCAGCTGCGAGATGTCAGTATCTATCCTAACGAGTTGGAGTTAATTATGTCCGAGTGGGAAAAAGAAAACGAAGCCTTCCTGATCAAAATCGGGCAGGTAGCACCAGCAGCACCAAAGCCAGTAACTACTAAGAAGGACGAGGAATAATCTCATGGCTGTATTTCTAAATAACAATGTAGGTGTGAAGATTAACTCAGTCGATCTTTCAGACCATGTCACAGCAGTAACAATCAACCGCGTATTTGATGAGCTAGAAGTAACCGCAATGGGTGATTCAGCACACAAGTTCGTTAAGGGTCTAGAGTCATCAACAGTGACAATCGACTTCCTAAATGACACAGCGTCAGCAAATGTTCTAGCAACACTTCAGGCAGCATGGGGAACAACTGTCACAGCAGTATTCCTACAGACAAAGGGAACAGCGGTCTCAGCGACTAACCCTCTTTACACTGTCTCATTGCTAGTGAACAACACAACTGACATCAACGGAGCAGTTGGAGACATTGGCACACAGTCAATCACTTTCACAGCTAATTCAACAGTTGCAGTAGCAACAACAGGTTCATTCTAAACAATTAAACAAAGGGGCAAACCATGGCAAAACTAAAGATAGTTCGTACAGACGGAAGCGTATTAGAAGGCGAGATTACTCCAGCAGTGGAGTATTCGTTCGAGCAGTACGCTAAAAAGGGCTTCCATAAGGCGTTTCGCGATGAAGAAAAGCAGAGCGATGTCTATTGGTTAGCATGGGAAGTAACACGCAGATCAGGTGAATCTGTTAAGCCTTTCGGGATTGACTTTATCGAAACACTTAAGAGTGTTGAGGTACTT